GTTCAGTACATTCATAATTTTAATCCTGAGAAATCCCAAAATCCTTTTGCTTACTTTACGCAGATCATTCATTATGCGTTTCTCCGCAGGATCCAAAGAGAAAAGCGTCAGTTAGAAATCAAGAATAAGATCCTTGAGAAGTCTGGATATAGTGAAGTATTCTTTGATGATAATGTTGACGGAATGGGTTATTCCGACTATAATCAAATCAAAGATAATGTCCATAGTAAGTTGCGCGGATGAAACTCACACCTGAAATTATTGCTGAACTTGAGTGTGTCCTAGACATGCGAAAGAAGAATGGTGAAGAGATCTGGCCAGACGGAACTGAACTGGAATTTAGTATTGCCGGAACCTTTGCTGCTGATAAATTTATTACCATCAATAAAGTAAGACCTAGAGAAGAGAGCACACCTGATCCTAACTTAAAAGCACATCATGCCTGATCCTAATGCATTATACGATGACATGGAGAAACTCAATGCTCTCTATGAAGAACTCTGCTGGGGTCATGATGATGAACTAGTGTTCACCCATGACGGAAAAAGAGTTATTGTTTATAACAAGACTTTAGAAGAAGAATGAAAGTTGCAATCATTACCGACCAGCATTTTGGGGCAAGAAAAAATTCAAAACTCTTCCATGATTACTTTCTTAAGTTTTACAGAGAAGTATTTTTCCCTCGTTTAGAAGAAGAAGGTATTACTACTATTGTAGATATGGGTGATACCTTTGATAGCAGGAAAGGTATTGATTTCTCTGCATTGTCTTGGGCAAAAAACAATTACTACGATAAACTTCGTGATATGGGAATCACGATTCATACTATCGTAGGTAATCACACTGCATACTATAAGAATACAAACGAAGTAAATGCTGTTGATTTATTGCTTCGCGAGTATGATAATGTAAAAGTCTATTCAAAGTGTGAGGAAGTTCTTCTAGATAAACTAAAGGTATTGTTTATTCCTTGGATCAATGCAGAAAATTTTGAAAGTACTGTCCAATCTGTTAAAATTTCACGTAGCGTATGTGCGATGGGGCACCTTGAGCTCAACGGATTTAGAGCGCATCGCGGACACGTCATGGAGCAAGGTATGGATTGCGACCTCTTTGAGAAATTCACGAAGGTCTTCTCTGGTCACTTCCATACACGATCTGACGACGGAAGAGTCTACTACCTAGGTAACCCATATGAGATGTTCTGGAATGATGCTAATGATAAGCGTGGTTTCGTCATCTTTGACACTGACACCCTAGAGTGGGAGTATATTGATAATCCTAACAGGATGTTCTATAATATCTACTACGAGGATACAGACTATCGAATGTTTGATACTCGTGAGTATGTGAACAAGATTGTAAAGGTTATCGTTCGCAAGAAAACTGATCTTAAGAAGTTTGAAAAGTTCATTGACAAACTCTATGCTTCGGGCGTGTTTGAACTCAAGATCGTTGAGAACTTCCAATTCCAAGAGAGTGAAGAATTTGAAGCATTTGAGTCAGAAGACACGCTTTCTATCCTGAATAGATATATTCAAGAGTCTGAAGTAAACCTTGAAAAGTCTGTTGTTCAACAGATAGTTCAAGAAGTATATCAGGAAGCATGTGAGATGGTGTAATGTTTATTCTAACAAAACTAGGAAGGGAGGACGAAGGAGCATATTCCGTTGCGAATGAAGAGGGAGATCAGATACTATATCTCTTTGAAGATGAGGATGATGCCGCTAGATATGCTATGATGCTTGAAGAGGATGGGGGNTATCCTGAAATGCATTTAATAGAAGTAGATGACGAAATGATGATAGCTATCTGCGAATCCCATGGATATGAATATACGGTAATCACACCAAATGACATTGTAATTCCGCCAAGAACTGAAACTCATGATTTTATTTGAAAAGATTCGTTGGAAAAACTTTTTAAGCACTGGCAATCAATTTACTGAAATTGATCTAGATCAAAATTCTACTACATTGATTGTTGGTAGTAATGGTGCAGGTAAGAGCACTGTGTTAGATGCACTGACCTTTGCTCTGTTTGGAAAACCTTTTCGTAAGATCAATAAACCACAACTACCTAACACCACAAACGAAAGGGATTGTGTGGTTGAGGTAGATTTTTTTATCAATGGAACTAGTTGGCAAGTTCGCCGTGGTATCAAACCAAATATCTTTGAAATCTATAGAACCGGTAATCTTCTAGATCAATCTGCAGCAGCACTAGATCAGCAGAAGTGGTTGGAACAAAATGTTCTGAAGATGAACTACAAGTCATTTACCCAGATTGTTATCCTGGGTAGTAGTACTTTTGTCCCTTTTATGCAACTGACTGCTGCTAATCGTCGTGAGGTGATTGAGGATCTCTTGGACATTAAGATCTTCTCCTCCATGAATACCATCATCAAAGATAAGATTCGTCAGACTAAAGAAACAATTAAAGTTTTGGATCTGAAGAAAGAAAACCTAAATGAAAAGGTTGAGATGCAAACCAACTTCATTGAGCAGTTGGAGAATGAAGGTAAAGAAAAGATTGATAGTAAAAAGAAAAAGATTACGCAACTGATGCAAGAAGCAGAGGTGTATGTAAGAGAGGTTAGTAATCTTGAAGAGAGTGTCTTTGGATATATTAAAGAACAAGAATATGTAACTGGAGCAACAGAAAAACTTCGTAAGTTAGGAAATCTGAAAGGTAAGATCTCCCAGAAGGTATCGACCATTACGAAAGAGCATAAGTTTTTTACCGAACATACGGAATGCCCTACCTGTGGGCAAGATATTGAGGAAGAGTTTAGGTTAAATAGAATTAGTGACGCTCAAACTAAAGCAAAGGAATTGCAATCTGGTTACAAAGAACTAGAGCAGGCAATCAAAGACGAAGAAGAACGAGAGCGTCAATTCACTGCCCTTTCAAAGGAGATTACTAAACTCAATAATGACATTTCTAAGAACAATACTCAAATCGCTGGATGTCAACGACAAATCAGAGATCTGGAATCGGAAGTTCAAAGAACTACCGAACAACTTGCAAATAGAAATTTTGAGCATGACAAGTTAGAAACATTTAAGGAGGATCTCCGCACTACCTATGATGAGTTAGTCACACATAAAGATCAAATCAATTATTATGATTTCACTTATGGATTGTTGAGGGATGGTGGAGTTAAAACTAAAATCATCAAGAAGTATCTGCCGCTGATAAATCAGCAAGTAAACCGTTATCTACAGATGATGGACTTCTACATAAACTTTACTCTAGATGAGGAGTTTAATGAAACCATCCAGTCACCAATCCATGAGGACTTTTCCTATAGTTCTTTTAGTGAAGGTGAAAAACAAAGAATCGACTTAGCACTTCTCTTCACCTGGAGGGAAGTTGCTAGATTCAAGAACTCAGTATCAACCAACCTCATGATTCTGGATGAGGTGTTTGATAGTTCTCTGGATAGTCAAGGAACAGATGAGTTTCTGAAGATTATCCGATACGTAATCAAGGATGCTAATATCTTTGTGATCTCTCACAAGACTGGCATGGAAGACAAATTTGAGAACGTTATCAGGTTTGAAAAAGTAAAAGGATTTAGCACAAAAGTCTAAATATAGTGTGTCCGCTAATATCATATGCTATCGACGGAGTACCGACTGCGATTAGAATTCATATGCAACCGCATTGTGAATGGTGAAGAAGTAAATTTAGAAGATATGATATGGGCGAATAAACTAGCAAAAGCAAATAGGTCAGCGGGAGAGATGCTCCGGAGAGCAAGAAGAACATCTCTCAATAAAACAGAAGAAGGTAGTCTAGATGATTTTATGAATAGGATGGATTTGGGAGACCCGGACCCATCCAATCACAGAACGGGTTTCAATGGACCAGATGATATAGCAGAATGGTTCAGTCACGAACGAACAGATGATTGGAGACAGCATGACTGAAAAGATTACTCCTCAAACTTATATTGATATGAATAAAGAGTTTGAGGAAGAAGGAACTGCTTTTAGAATTATTGTTCCTACTCAAGAACAGATTGATAATTGCACTGGGGTTAAACTCCCAACAGAATTCAAACCTCAACCACCGATGGACTTCAGTAACCCGTGGCCGCATAGTGGGCACGTTAAGAAGTGACACATGACCTCGCGGTGACGCGGGGTTTTTTCGTATAATGGTCTCATAGAAAACAAGACACATGGCAGTCAACTACGAAATCAAGTCTCAACTTGCTAAACTGCTTGCCACCGAAGACCTTGTGGTTGAGCATAAGAATATCGATACAGCACAATTTAATGTCCACACTCGTGTCCTGACTCTTCCTATGTGGGACAAGGCAACTAACGTTGTCTATGACATGCTTGTAGGCCATGAGGTAGGACATGCTCTCTACACTCCTGACGAAGATCCTCCGACAGATGTTCCTCACCAGTTCATCAATGTCACTGAAGATGCACGCATTGAGAAGTTGATGAAGCGTAAGTATCTTGGTTTGTCAAAGACCTTCTTCCGTGGATATAAAGAACTCAATGATGAGGACTTCTTTGAGGTCAAGGATGTAGATATCAACAAGATGAATCTTGCTGATAAAGCAAACCTGTATTTCAAGATTGGTAATTTTTATAATATTGATTTCAATTTTGCTGAACGTCAAATCATTGATATGATTTCTGCTGCAGAAACTTTTGAGGATGCAATTGATGCTGCAAGGCATCTGTATAAGTTCTGTAAGGAAGAACAAAAGAAAGCAATCTCTCTTCCTAATCCTGCTACCATTGGTGATCAAGAAAGGGAAGGTGGTGAAGAAGAGTCTCCTGATCAGGGAGAAGGCACTGCAGAGGCAGAGAAGCAAGAACCTCAAGAGGAAGAGTCCTATGGTGGTACTGCTGAAGTAGAACCAGAAGTCACCACAAATGATCTTCTAGAAAGCAAACTGAAGGATCTGATTAGTGAAGCTGCTGGTAAAAATCACTATGTTGAAATTCCTAAAGTAAATCTAGATACTATCATTGCTTCAAATGAAGATATTCATAATCTGATTGATAGTCATCATGCTAGACATCTGGAGATGCATGGGTATCCTAACAACCATGATGAAAACTATAAAAAGTTCAAACGCGATGCCCAGAAAGAAGTCAACTATCTGGTAAAAGAGTTTGAGTGTAAGAAAGCAGCAGACTCCTATGCTCGTGCTGCTACCTCTCGCACTGGTGTTCTGGATTGCACTAAACTGCATACTTACAAGTACAACGAAGATCTTTTCAAAAAAGTTACTACCTTCCCTGATGGTAAGAATCACGGACTAGTGTTTGTTCTGGACTGGTCTGGGTCTATGCAGTATGTTCTTCATGACACTATCAAGCAACTCTTTAACTTGATCTGGTTCTGTAAGAAGGTCAATATTCCCTTTGAGGTGTATGCATTCAGTAATGAGTGGAATGGATATCGTTGGGATGAAGATGGCAACCGACTTGAAAAAACATCTCACTATGAAGAACGAGAAGGTCTCCTTGCCATTGATGGTGATTTCACTATGATGAATCTCTTGAGCAGTAAGGTAAAAGATATTGATAAACAGATGCTTAATATTTGGCGTCTTGTTGAGTCGATGTATACCTGCTACCCATATGCNATGTCCACNCCNAGGCGTCTNTCTCTGTCAGGCACTCCTTTGAACGAGGCACTGATTTCTCTTCGCCAGATTCTTCCTATGTTCCAGCGAGAAAACAAAGTTCAAAAGGTTCAGTGTATTGTGCTGACTGATGGTGAAGCAAATCACATCCCCTATCATGTTGTTGTCAAACGTCCTTGGGAGGAAGAACCATATCTGGGTTGCAATCATCTTCACCCTAATACTTTCATCCGTGATCGTGAGACTGGCAATACCTATCGTGTTCCCTATCGTTGGTATGAATTTACCAGCACTCTTATTACCAACTTGAAGGATCGTTTTCCCAACACAAACTTCATTGGTATTCGTGTCCTTGAAAGCAGGGACTCTGGTGCTTTTATGAGGTTGTATATGGATCAGTATGGTGAAGAGTATCAAAAGACATTGAAAGAATGGAAGAAGCAGCGTAGTTTCACAATCAAGAACTCTGGGTATGATGCATACTTCGCTATGTCTGCATCAGCACTGGCAGATGATTCTGAATTTGAAGTTAATGTGGGTGCTACCAAATCTCAAATCAAAAATGCATTTACCAAATCTTTGAAAACCAAGAAACTAAATAAGAAGGTCCTTGGTGAGTTTATCTCTTTAATCGCTTGAGAAGAATGCATCGCTTCCCCTTTAAACACATCGTCCTAGAGGATACAAAAGAAGTTCTTGTGGTCTGCACCAGTGCTATCACTGCTATGGGTATTGGTGCTATGGTAAAGAAATACTATCCTGGTTACACTGGTAAGATAATCTCTGAAAGCTACTGGAAACAGAGAGCAAATGAATAAGTGTCACACGGGGGTCGGATGACCCCCTTTTCTGTTCTATAATACCTTCAGTTCAAACAAAGCAAATGGCATTGTCCGCCGAATACATTCGCACTTCACTTCAAAACCTTTACGGCACTGAATTCACTGCTGCTGATGTTCGTGCATGGTGCAATATGAGTGGTTGTGCTTATCAAACAGTTACTAACAAACTTGCCGATTATAAAGTTGGTCGTGGTAAGTGGAATCTGGAAGTAACAAAAGAAACAGTCAAAGAACTTGAAGTAACTTACAATGCTCCTGCAGCACTCCCTGCTGTTGAGCAAAACCTTATCCCTGAAAAAGATGATACCTTCGTCCAGTTTGGNAATTTCNGTTCTATTAAAAAAATTATTCAGTCCCGTCTATTCTATCCAACGTTCATTACAGGTCTNTCCGGTAACGGAAAGACTTTCTCGGTTGAACAAGCGTGTGCTCAATTGGGTCGGGAACTTATCCGCGTAAACATTACTATTGAAACTGATGAAGANGATCTTATTGGCGGTTTCCGCCTTATTGATGGCAACACCGTCTGGCACAATGGCCCAGTCATTGAAGCACTCGAACGAGGTGCTATCNTGCTCCTTGATGAGATCGACCTCGCTAGTAACAANATTCTCTGTCTCCAGNNNATNCTTGAAGGGAAAGGAGTATTCCTTAAAAAGATCGGAAAATGGGTTAAACCTGTCTCTGGATTCAACGTCATCGCCACAGCAAACACTAAAGGTAAAGGTAGCGACGACGGACGATTCATTGGAACTAACGTGCTCAATGAAGCCTTCCTTGAGCGATTCCCCGTCACCTTCGAGCAAGCGTACCCCACGCCATCCACGGAGTTGAAGATCCTGGAAGCCGTGGCACGCGACCTCAAGGTGGTTGCTCCTGACTTCTGCAAGCGTCTTGTAGACTGGGCAGACATCATCCGTAAGACCTTCTATGATGGTGGTGTGGATGAGATCATCAGCACTCGTCGTCTGGTTCATATCATCCGTGCGTACAGGATCTTTGGTAAGAAAGAGTTGGCTATGGAGGTTTGTGTGAATCGTTTTGATGATGACACCAAGCAAGCATTCATGGAACTCTATGATAAGGTGGATGCTGATTTCCAAATGCCAATTGACGAGGAGGCACAGAACTGATATAATGACATTAAACGCTTGGTCTATGCTTTACGACGAAATTCTAAAAATGGACAAACAAGATAGTGACCCTAGTTATGAATTTTTGATTAACAACCCTATTATGAACAACGACCCTAATAGATACAAATATGATGAGGATGCCATCCTCAAGGAACTGACCGATTATATTTCCGGTACATATAACCAGCATTATTCTGCTGGTGATGATAAAATTCAGACACTTGATCTGATTGAAGCATGTGGTGATGGTGAAGCATTCTGCCGCTCCAACATCCTTAAGTATGCTTCTCGCTACGATAAGAAGGGCACTGCCCGCCGTGACATTATGAAGATCCTGCACTATGCTGTTCTTCTAATGCATTTCAATGATAAGAATGCAAAACGCGAAACCTATCCACAATGAAACTGAAACCACATACTATGAACCTGTCTGATTCTACCCTCAACCTGCTGAAGAACTTTAGCACCATCAATCAATCTATTTTGTTCAAAGAGGGTAATAGTCTTCGCACCATTAGTGTGATGAAGAACATTCTTGCTGAAGCAACTATCAATGAGGAGATTCCTAAAGACTTTGGAATCTATGACTTGAACCAGTTCCTTAATGGTCTGTCTCTTCATCAAAAACCTGACCTTGATTTTGAAAACAGCGGATATGTTGTTATCAAAGAAGGTCGTTCTCGTTCCAAGTATTTCTTTGCCGATCCTCAAGTAATTGTCACTCCACCTGACAAGGACATCACTCTTCCTACTGAGGATGTGTCTTTTGAACTTACTACTCAGCAACTGGATAAACTTCTCAAAGCAGCAGCAGTTTATCAACTCCCTGATTTCTCTGCTGTTGGTGAGAATGGTGTTGTGAAACTGGTTGTTCGTGATAAGAAGAACGAGACCTCTAACGACTATGCTGTAGTTGTTGGCGAAACTAACAACACCTTCTGCTTCAACTTTAAGGTGGAGAACATTAAGATCATTCCTGGTTCTTATGAGGTTGTGGTATCTCAAAAACTCTTGTCCCGATTCACTAGCAAAGACTATGATCTGAAGTATTTTATTGCTCTGGAACCTGACTCTTCTTTTGAGTGATGTTTCCATTTCAATCAAAGAAAGAAGAGATTGTAATTATTGATGATTTCTTGAATTTGCATGAATACAATCTTCTCAAAGATCATATTGAAGAATGTAACTCTTGGGGATTTACTAAGGGAATCTCTGTAGCAAAGGAAGGTGATCCTAGAATCTATTATGGATTTTCTTCTGGTGTTGTTGATGAAGATGCACCAGAAGAATATCTTTTTGAAGAGGGGTTTCACATTCAGTTCGTTAAACAGTTAAACGAAAAAGTAAAAGAAAAGTTCAATCTAAAGGAAGTAATCCGATGCAGATTGGACATGACAACATATCGTGGTGACAGGGACATTACATTTGGACCTCACATTGATTGTGATAGAGAGCACACAACATCAATCTTTTATGTGACTGATAGTGATGCTCCTACTATCATTTACAATGAAAAAAGATTCTGTGGAGAAATCCCAAAAGACATTGTTCTCACAGAAAAACAGAGAGTAATGCCTAAAGAAAATCGATTAGTGGTTTTCCCAGGCAATCACATACATACTGGTATGTGTCCAGTTAAATACTCCCATAGAATTTTAATCAATACTAATTACAAATGAATTTGACCCCGCAGGAAATTGATCACATTATCACTTGTTTGGAGAAAACCTCAAGTTTTACTATTGCAAGGAGTGAACAAATTGATCATCCTGGAATAATGCACAATCAAATCATTCAAAAATTTAAAACCTATCGCAATAGAGTGCACTGGAAATGAATGGAACCCTATAAAATTGAAAGAAGGGACGATGGCATCTGGCAATCTGTCCGAAATGATGGTAAAATACTGGTAATTGGATCCACCAGGGAGGCATGTGAGTCGATCACCCGACATTACTACAAAATCTTCTGTACCTGACATGAAACGTTTACCCGACCTTTAGAATGAATATCTTTGTCACTGATCCTGATCCTATCAAGTGTGCTCGTGTCCTACCAGACAAGCACATTGTCAAGATGCCCCTAGAGACCTGTCAGATGCTCGCTATCGTCTGTTCAGAGAAGTGGGGTCATGGGTTCGGAACTATTCCTAAAGCAGATGGTCAACCATACAAGACCACTACAGGTGCTTTCCGTAATCATCCCTGTACCATCTGGGCAAACTCTTTTGTGACCAATTGGAGATGGTTACTCGCTCATGGATTTGCAATGTGTGATGAGTATGCATTGAGATATGGTAAACCTCATACCTGTTTCAATACTCTTCAGGCAGCAAATGAAATCCTTCCATGTTCAGACCCACAAGGTCGTAGTGGAAAAGGTCCAACACCTTTCGTGTTTGCAGGTCCTGATGAGTTCAAGTTGAATACTTCATTATCCATCTTTGACAAATACAAGATGTATATTGCATCTAAACCTTGGGTATGCGATAATTACCTTCGCATCCCAGATCGTAAACCTGATTGGGTATGATGAAGACTACTTTGACAGTTGATAAAAATGGGATTCTAACCTTCCCTGATGAACTCATGGAGGAACTTGGATGGAGGGAGGGTGATGTGCTAGAATGGATTCCCAATGATGATGGTTCGTTTACTTTAGAGAAAAAAGAACATGCGTGATGAATTTTTGTGGGTTGAGAAGTATCGACCCAAAACAATTGAAGATTGTATTTTACCAACAAATATTAAGAAGACTTTCCAAGACTTCCTAGATAGAGGTGAAGTACCTAACTTACTTCTGGCTGGGCCTGCTGGATGTGGTAAAACCACTGTCGCAAAAGCATTATGTAACGAATTAGGAGTTGACTATTATGTCATCAATGGATCCGATGAGGGACGATTCTTGGATACGGTCAGAAATCATGCGAAAAATTTCGCTTCGACCGTCTCGCTTTCGTCAACTGCAAAACACAAAGTCATCATCATTGATGAAGCAGATAACACGACCAACGATGTACAACTCCTCTTACGGGCGTCTATTGAGGAATTTAGTGGCAACTGCAGATTCATCTTCACCTGCAACTATAAGAACAAAATCATCGAACCCCTCCACTCCCGTTGTGCTGTCGTTGAATTCGGAATTAAAGGAAAGGACAAACCTGCCCTCGCAGCATCCTTCTTCAAGCGTGTCCAAGAAATCTTGGCTGCAGAGGGTGTTGAATATGATAACAAGGTCCTGGTAGAACTTGTTAATAAGCACTTCCCTGATTGGCGTCGTGTCTTGAATGAGTGTCAGCGGTATTCTGTTGGCGGAAAGATTGACTCTGGTATTCTTGCTACATTCTCTGATGTTGCTGTAAATGAACTTATCAAAAACCTCAAGCAAAAGAACTTTGCGGAAGTTCGTAAATGGATTGTCAGTAACCTGGACAATGATACTTCTGTACTTCTGCGTCGTATTTACGATAGTCTTTACGATTCCTTGGTCCCTGCTAGTATTCCTGCTGCTGTCCTTGTTATTGCTAAGTATCAGTATCAAGGAGCATTTGTCGCAGACCAAGAGATAAATATGCTTGCTTGTCTAACTGAAATTATGGTGGAGTGTGAATTCAAATGAAAATTTCTTATATGCTTTTCTGGAGTTTTCTTTCAGTAATTTACGTTGGAATTACTTTCTATACAGCAAATTCTTATATTAGAGTTGCTGACTCTATTGATAATATGGTGGAGTGTGAATTCAAATGAAACTATTCAAAGCAAACGATATTCACAAGAATATCCTTTCTATCCAACAGGTTGCTTCCATTCGTTGTTGGGATATTATGAGGTGGAGGAGCACTGATACTGATCCTGGTATTTGTGTCAGGGTTGTCGGAGATAAGAGTGAGATAGAAATGCGTTATGAGAATCAGTATGATCGCGATCGGGATTTCAAAAACATACTGGAGCAATTGGAGGCACTATGAAACAGAAAAAGAAACATCAAGTAAAATCCAGGTTCTATTACCTTTTTTGGGGAACTGCTACTGCTGCTGTGGTTGCTGGACAAATCTATGTTGGTACAGGTTATCGTGAAATGAAAGGTAGTATAGATCAACTAACTCAAATGTTTATTACTCTGATGAAGATGGTGTAATGTTTAAAATTGATCAAAGCAATCTGGTAAAACCAAAAGTAAAGACCACACCTGAAAATGTAGAGGAAGCAAATCAAGCATTGTTTCGTGCTACAATGAACCTACCTGCTGCCGCAAAGCATTGTGGTATGACCGAGAAGGAAATGAAGTTGACCTTCTTTGAATATTTGAAGTATCATCCTAAAGATTATGAAATCTCTGAAAACTCCCCTAAGGTATCCCGGCGGCAAGAGTCGCGCATGTACTAAACTAGATCAGTTCATTCCTGATCTCCGCGATTACAAAGAATACCACGAACCATTCTTGGGTGGTGGTAGTGTAGCAATTCACATCACCAAGAAGTATCCTCATCTTAATGTATGGGTTAATGATCTATACGAACCTCTCTATAATTTTTGGAGAGTT